AAATTCGCCATTTTTTTTATGGTATAGTATTTCTTTTGTATACCTAAAATCATTCTTAGAATATCCGTTCCAATATTCTGCTATTTTATTCGCTGTTTCCGTATCATACTTTTTACCGTTGATAATTTTTTTCATGCTTATTACTCCTTTTTTTTACGGTTACTCTCACTCACCGTATTTATCATCTCTGTCTTTCAATGCAATTACAAATTATTATCTAAAATCTTCGTCTGGGAAAAACACATCTTCGCTTGGTTTACTAGACTGCTCTTTTTTGCCTTCAAGTAGCTTTAAGTTATCAACCATGACATTCCAAAATACTTTGTCATCAACTTTCTTTGATTTCATCTCACCGTCTATGCAAATTAGCGTACCTTTTTTAAGAACGGTTTCAAAAAAGCTAATGCGTTTCTCACCTGTAATCGTTAAGTTAAAATAATGCACGTTTTTTTCTGGCGTATTATCATTAACAGCTAAATTAGCAACGCCCCATTTGTCACCTTTTTTCTCAAAGTCTTTTGTTAATCTGCCAATTAAAATAATTTTGTTGTAGTTCATTCTGAACACTCCTTATATAGTTTTTTCTTCAAAACGTTGAAACCATTTTTTAAAACACAAACTAAACTCGCCAATTCCTGTTTCTCTGCCTTTTGCAATAACACTTAGTACGTTTTGCCCTTCTTCCGTTTCGTCTTTCCCTACTAAAAACTCAACTACGTCTGCGTCTTGCTCAATTTCTCCACTATCTCTTAAATGATGTAGTTGAGGTATTTCATCTGCTTTTTCTTTGGGTCTAGACAATTGACTTAACAATAAAACACAGCAATCATTTTTCATTGCTAACGCTTTAGCCTTTCTTGTAACATTCCCAATTACACTAGACCTTGTTTCGTGTTTAGCTTGCTTAATATCTAGTATTTGTAAATAGTCAATCACAACTAATCCGACATTATACTTTTTGCTCATGGTGTTTACAATTGAAGTTATTTTTGCAATATTTATGTCGCCAATGTCATAAATAAAGAGATTTAATTTCTCTAATTGCTCAACGGCTTCATCAATTTTATTTTTAAACTTTTCCAATCCTTCGTTCCTAAATAAAAGTCCAATCGGAATTGAAACAATATTTGATACTAAACGCATAATCAATTCCGATTTTTTCATCTCTTGAGAAAAGAACAAAACGGTAATGTCTGGATTGTTATATAAAACATCTAACGTATATTGTAACGCTCTAGCTGTTTTGCCAACTCCTGTTCTAGCTGATAATACATAAAGCCAACCTCTACCAAACCCACCCATCTTGCTGTCAAACGCTTTTCTGCCTGTCTTAATGTGTTTGTTTTTCAATTGTATTCGTGTCAAAAATGAATGAATTGAATCCGACATATTGCTAATTAATTCTTTGTTGTTAACGAAAAGTTGTATTTTTTGCAATTCGTTTTCTACCGTTTCTAAAAATAAATCAACGCTATCAAACAACTCATAATTTTCGGAAAGGTGTAGTAAACGTTTTGAAAAATCTATCGCTTTTCTTCTTGTTGATTGTTCACGTTGGTAATCAATATAATGATTGAGTGTTCGTTCATTTGTAGTTGCACAATTCTGATAAATATCAAACAAACGGATTAAGTCTAATTGCTTTTTTAATGCAATTGATTTTTCAAATATTGTGACGGGATTAATTGGTGAATTATCTTTATACAATTGTTCCATAATTAAAAAGATTGATTTAGTTTCTTCAAACAAAAAATCTTCAACACCAATTTTTGAGTAAACTTCTTCAAAACTTTCTTCTCTGTTCATAATAATTGCTAAGATTTCTAATTCGTTGATATTCATTGCTTGAATTTGTTTAGTGGTTAAAGTATCGTCAGTCATTTAAATACCCTTCCTCAATTTGTTTCATATAGTCATTGCTTAAAGGAAGTGCCTTTTTAGACTTAGTATTGTTTAGATACCCTTCAAACTTATTCCCAAATAATGTTTCGGGTCTTAAATACTGTTGCATTTCAGTATCAGACCAAACGTAAACCTGATTATCAATCACTTTCTTGAAATCGTTGATGTTAAAGCCTTCTTTCTTTCTTGTTTCAATCAATTTCACCGTTTTCGCTGTGTTATGCTTATACGTTTTCCCTGTTACCTTGTTTAAATAATCAATGATTTCTTTTGTTTCGTTGCTTTCGCTAAATAAGAGTTTTTCTTTGTCACGCTGTCTTTGTTTCCTAATGTTGTTTTGCTCTCTTATTTTTTCAAGGTAATCAACGTTTTGGTGCTTTTCCCAATTAGTAATTAAAATCGCTTCTTCGTGTAATTCAATCATTCCAAATTTCTCAAACGTATCTAAAGCGTATCGGATTGACGCTTCATTTACACCAACAATCGTTGCTAGCATTTGCGTATTATAGCTTAATCGCTCTGATAAAACGATAAAACCACTTTGATTTGACTTGCCACATAAACACAACAAATTAATCCATACATAAAAAATCTGGTAACCTTCTGGCATACTTTTAATAAGCTTTATTTTTTCATCATCAAACAAGTTTACGCTTAATTTAATCCATTTTACCAAGTTATCACTCTTTTCTAAAAAAGTCTGAAAACACAAACAAAATAAACGCTCTAAAAATAAAGACAAACATCAATAAGATTAAAAACTTGCTTAAAACCATAAACCCCACGACAATACACCAAACAATAAAAGCGAATGTTTCCATAAGCATTGTAAGTAAAGGTAGAAGATACCCACTACCTTTACTTTCCTCCTTAACTAAGAAGCGTTATTCTGACGTTGTTCTTGTAATTTTTTGTATTGACTTCTTAACCACTCTAAAAATTCAGTGCCTTGCTCAAGTGTTAAATTTTTTATTAGAGGGCAATTATACTTTTTATGCAAATAAGGTGATAGTTTTTCAATAGCTTGAAAGTTTACCCAAATGGTTTCGATTTCATTAACCATTTCTTTGCTAATTAATCGCTTTTTATCCGTTGAAACTTTTATTTCAGCGACTTCATCTGCTACTTTTTTTTCAATCGCTTTGGTTTCGTTTTCTGCTTTAACCTTTAAAACGACTTCCTCTGTACGTGATTTGCCGTTTGTTTTAACCACAACTTCATCTGCACCATATTGATTAATTGGTAAATCTTCTCCTGCATAAACTGACAAACCTAAACCTTGATAAGCGATACACTTTGCAATTGCCCGTTGTTGAGTAGTGTTAATATGAAACGCATTAGGTGTAGTCACTGGCTTATTTGAGTAATCTAGAACAGGTAATATGCACGTTCTTGACACAATCCTTTGTAACTTCGGACAAGTAAGTGACACTTTAACTTCTACAAAATAACCGATTGGCGTTTGATAATAAGGCAATCCGTCATATCTCAATATTTCAATTTCAGCGTCTGGGAAATAATAATAAAGGATATTCATGGCGTGTACCCAACTAATATATTTGAGTTCTTTCTTTTTCTCAAATTCGCTTTTTTCCTTATCTGCGTCTGGCACATATTTCTTACCACTTTTATCCTCAATAAATCTGCTCATATCAATTGTTGATAAAATCTCATATGAAGATTTGACTTCTGCTGTCGCATTAGCTGTCGCATTTTCTGTCACAATTTCTTTTTTTGTCGCCATTATTTCACCTTCTTTTTCTTAATTGTCATTTTACGATAAGACGATTGCACCATATATTCATTGTAAAAGTTTGCTTGTTCACTCTGAAAGCGTTTGCTATCAAAACGATTTGTAACGGTTGTTTTCCAAGTCACAATATAACTAGGTGAAACAAGTGTTTCGTTATCCGTCATAGTAAGCTTGATTTGTCCTTCTAACTGTTCGATTTCCTTTTCAAGAAACTTTAACTCCGATTTCTTTTCATCAAGTTTTACGATTAAGTCATCAACGTCTGCTTGTATCGTGTTTTCAGTGCTAATGCTGTATAAATCGTCTACCCATTTAACGTCAATTGGAGGTGTGTCTGTTAAAACGTAATCCCAAAACTCTTTGCATTTTTCCAATATCAATTCAATAATCTGCTCATCACGTTCAATGCGTTTATATCTAAAATCGTTACCACCAATTAAAACTGCAATCCACCAATACTTGTAGCCTGTAACAAGCATATAATGCTGTATTTGCAAATAGTAATGATAAGGGATATTACCATCTTGCCAATCTGTTTTAGAAAATTCATTTGCCGTTTTTACTTCTAAACCTTCCTCTACCCCTTCAATCATACGGTCTACATTGGCTAATAAATAATCATAATCATCATGTTGCAAAATAGCGTTTCTGCGTCTTACTTTTAACCCTGTACGCTCTGTAAATTCTTGTGCAACTATATCTTCTAAACGTCTGCCCCAATACATTGCTTGATTATCAAAATTACCTTTTTCGCTTTTATCCGTTTTGTCTAACCAAACCTTGTAAGCGTTGCTAAATGGACTAACACCTAATATTGAAGCGATTTCACTACCACCAATGCCTTTTTTACGATATTCAAGCCATTCTTCATGCGACAAATTTAACGTTGATACAAGTTTTTTCATTGACTGTTCCTTTCTGATGTGTTATCATCATCACAAGTGTTTTTTAAAGCGTTTTGCTTTGCTAATATTAGCAAGGCATTTTTTTTTGCAATTTTTTCTATCTGTTGCTTAATACTAGCAAACTTTTCTGTTCCTCTTACAATTTCAACTTCAACGCTAAACATTTGTTTTTGCAAATACTTCATTAAAATCTTCCCATTCTAATCCATAGATTTCTTTAAATTTCAAAGCTTCTTCAATCGTGATGTTTCGCTTACCTTGTTCTAGCTGACAAAATGCTGACTGAGTAATTCCTAACAATTGTGAAACTTGATACTGATTTAACCTCCTTTCTAATCGTTTTAATACTAATAACTGTCGCAATCTAACCACCTCCTTTCGCCCTTGAGAAAATGATACCATGCCCTTTTTCAAACATGACAAAACACCCTTTTCATAACGGGTCAAAAACACCCTTATAAAAATATCACTCAATGCAAATTCGATTTCGATTATGTAGAAGTTGTTTCGACTTTTTAAATATAACACGAGTTTATACCGAAATCAACAATAAAATGTATTGTTTTTTCGATTTTTTAAAAAAATATTTAGTTTTTTATCAAAACAAGATATAATAATTACACGTATACAAATAAATACAAAAATATTTATTTGTACGTATATGTACTCAAATGTATGTAAATTGACAGACATTTAAAAAAAGGATTGGTCGTTATGAAGCCAGAGAAGATTGGAGACAGAATTAAGCGTTTAAGAGAAGAAAAAGGAATTATGCAAAAGTATATTAATC